CTACAATGTCTGCACGTCTGTAGACTTTCTTTCTGTTAGGTTCGTTAGAGCCTTTTACGTTTCCTGTCGAGCCGTTTTTAACTGACTGCTTACGAGCCTGGGTTTCAGTTTTGTAGGTGTCATTCACAATAGACTGACGTTCCTTCCAAAGACTGAATAACTCATCAGCACTGTCGAAGTCATAAGCATCTGCTCGACGTAAGAGTTCTGTACGTACCTTAGACTTACCTACCCATTCAATAAAACCCTGGTCAGCTACAATCTGTGTGTAATCCGGATGACTTGCCTTTAGTTTTGCAACGGTCTGTTGTTGCGCTAGTTCAGCGGCCATCTGTTGACTTTGTTTTACTGAGGGGTGATTCTCTAGCATCTTCGAGATAGCCTCTTTAGGGTTCTCAAAGAAATCTAAATCCTCAATGTCTTCAGTTTGTGCAGGGGCTTGTTGTTGTTGTGCAACAGTTTGTGTCTGGATAAAGTCATCAACGACCTTACGTAATTCACCTACTTCAGAAGACTGCTTGCCTAAAAGCTTCTCAGCGTTTTGGTGCATTGCGATAATATCCTTGACGTCTTTACCTCGGTATTTGTCAGGAATGTCATCTTCTTCTTCTTGTGTTTCTACTGCTTCAGGTTCAGCCTGAGTTTCCTCAGCCTCTACGTAATCATTGTAACCATTCTTCTGAGGTTGCTCCTCGGGAGTCTCATCAAAGGTTGCAAAAGTTTCTTCGTTGTAGTCTTCAGGACGACTGTCTTGATTTGCCATATTGTATCTCCGTACTTTAATAAGTATTGTGGAAGTTAAATGTCTAAGTCTCTAGCCCACGAGATTAATTAGACGATGTTAAGCTATCGTGACCTTGAGTAATAAAGTCCTCAAAGTTTAATAGCATTCGTATGATGGAAAGTTCGCCTTGTATTTTGTAAAGGTCTTTCTCATCTTTTAAATGACTTATATCGTAAGCCCCTTCGCGGACCTCTAGCTCTTCTATGAACTGAGCCCATCCAGGACTTCCAAATAAGTCAAAGAAATTATTATAGTATTTTTCTTCTTCCTGTGTCACGTTATCCCCCTAGGCGTAACAAGTGAATTACTTATGTCCCTATTATAACATATTTTGACGTCCTTGTCAAGTGTTTTCTTATGTTATTCGCCCTGTAAGCCTTCAGGAGGCATTTGAGGCATCTGAGGCTCCTGTGGTACCTCTTGAGTCATTTGTGGCATCTCAGGAGCTTCTGGAGCTTTTTGCTTAATGTCAGCATCTTGACGTTGTTTCTTAAGTGTCAATTCAGCTAACTTCATGCGTTTCTCAAACTCTTTATCGTCAGCGTCCCCTTTCTCAAGGTTTGTACTGACAGCCTTGATACGTTGTGTCTCAGCGTTATACTGCTCAACCTGAGCTTCCACTTGGTACTTAGCCGCTCGAGCATTTGCTTCAGCCGCCTGGGCTTGTAATGCTGATGCTGTAGCTTGTTCCTTAGCCATTTGTAACTGTAGTTGCTGTTGTTGTATCTGTTGTTGCATCTGAGCCATCTGCTGTTGCTCTGGAGTTTGCTGTTGTGCTTGACGCATTCTAGCAATCATTTCCTCACGATTAGACAGATTCATGTTCTCTACGATAGACTCAATTAACATTGGGTACGTAGGGCTGTCAGCAGGCATAGTCTGTAACAACTGTACTAACTGTGTCACTTCGTACTCACGAGCAATGATACCTAGGCTAGACGTAGGTACAAACTTAAAGTCTTTAGCAGGGTACAACTCAGGGTTATACTGCATGTAACGCCAAGCTGTCTTTTGCACCATAGGTAACAAGAACATCTCTTGGAAGTTAATCAAGGTGCGCTTGTGGCGCTTTATGATGGCACCTAGTGACATACTGATACCTGCGGCAGTAGCTTCTCCGTTAACGCCTCCTGAGACGCCTGTGGAGTCCACAGCGCCTGTTGCCTGCTGTACCATCTGTTCTAACTGGCCTGCCTGAGCAAAGGTAACCTGACCGACCTGACCAAAGTTAAAAGGCTGTAGGATTTCAGCAGGATTACCATTTGTCAAGAACATTTTACCAGGGCGTATCTCAGGTTTCATGCCCCGAGGTAAGCGTGACGCATCAATAGCCATCATTGGATGTATCGTTAGTGCTAAGGCATCAATACGTGCTCGTAGCTCTGTGTCAAGTGCTTTCTGTGAGTTATAACCTTTTTCACAAACGCCACGGCCCCAGAAGCGATTAGGCACAACGTCCCAAGGGAAAGACACGATAGGGCGGTCCTGCATCATGTAAGGGTTTTCTTCAGCTTTAAGTAACACACCGTTGCCTATGATGACAATAGCCTCTACATATTCACTTTCTTGTTTTTCTTCGTCATCCGAAAGGCTGACAACCTCTTCGTCTTCGTCCACCATGGCATTATTTAGCAATGCACGAGGAACTAAACCATAGTACTTAGTTAGACGTACTTTGTCTTCAGGGTAGTGGGATAGCTCACGGTCAGGCTCTAGGTCGCTATTAGTGTACGCTTCACCAATGTCTTCATCACGGTAAACACC